CAAGCACATAAATAAGCTTTGGAAAAGCAGGAGTAATCCATACACCCTTTTCGTTTTTAACGCCTTTATATCTTTGATTAAGTGTTTCTTCAATAATCATAGCGAGGTCGTGTTTCTCTTGCTCATTGTTAGTTTCATTAAGATACATAAACACTGTAATAAAAGGAGCTTGTCCATTAGTTGTTAAAAGTGTTTCTACTTGATATTGGATTGTCTGAACACCTTTGTTGATTTCCTTCTGAAGTCTTTCTTCGGCTATTTCGGCAATCTTATTTTCGTCAGTTTCAAATCCACACTGACTCCACTCTCTTCTCAATTCATCTTTAATGTGCTGTCGGCTAATATTCACAAACGGTGCGAGAGCAGTAAGACTGATACTCTGTCCGCCATATTGACTGCTGGCAACCTGAGCAATAATCTGTGTTGCAATTGTACAAGCCGTTGAAAAACTGTGTGGTTTCTCAATCATAGTGCCACTGATAACCGTTCCGTTCTGGAGCATATCATCAAGATTACATAAGCAACAATTATAAGTATGTTGTGCAAAGTAATCTTTATCGTGGAAATGAATAATTCCTTCTCTGTCAGCCTCAACAATATCTTGAGGAAGTAAAACTCTATCAGTCAAATCTTTGCTGACCTCACCTGCCATATAGTCACGCTGAGTAGGAATGATAGTGGGATTTTTATTTGAGTTTTCCTGTTTGATGTTCTCGTTGCTTAAATCAATCAGTGAAAGGATTGCATCGTCAGTAGTGTTCTTCTTACGGATTAGACTCTGCTTGTATCGGTAAAGTGTGTATCTTTTTACCAAAGAAAAACAACCGTATTTATCTATGTATTCTTCAATTAAATCCTGTATATCTTCAACTGAATAAATTCGCTTACTTCGTCTGAGCTTATCATAAATTCTTGTAGCAATATTTTTAATTTCATCATCAGACAATGTTTTTTCATGATTTATATGAGATTCACTATTTGCTTTTCCAATTGCAGAAATAATCTTATTGCGGTCAAAATCCACTTCTCGACCATCTCGTTTAATTACTTTCATTTAATCACCTATACTTTCAGAGAATATCACCATATGTAAGATTACTAAAATCAAATAAATTATGGCAATTATTACAAGATATTCTCGCTGGGTTTTTATCGTGAAGTGTGATTCTATGTGCAAGCTCGCAGAAAGGGCATTTGACAACAAAAGAAAAAGGAAAATGAGAGATGTATGTACGAACAATGTTATCTTCATTTATGTATGCGACTTTATTTTTTTTACTCGTGTTTTCTTGCCATTCTTTTTTGCCAAGTTTTACACCTTTAGCAAAACCCCTAATGTAATCAGCAGAACCTTCAATTTTGTGTGGATTATCTTCTGCGTTTGTTACGAATAAAACATCAATTTTATGTGCGTTTGCGTACTCAATTTCCTTGATAACACCTGTTGAATCGTACCATTTTTCGCCTGTCACCCATATTTCGTCACACTCTGCAAGCTGATACAGGCAAAGTTCAAGCCCATCTTCGTAAGACATATCGTTGTACAGAAAGCCAAACATATGTATCGGTGAAATAAACATATAATTCGGATGTTTCTTTTGCTGTGTTCTAATGATTTCTTCAACCTCTTTGAGATTGTTTTTGTCACCACCGTATTTGTGGCTGACATACACTGTTTTTTCAAATTGCTTCATTCAATTCCTCCTAACTTACTTATTATTTATCAGCGTTGCTGTTTACAAGCATATACACCACCACCTTTCAAAATGAAATCTCTTTATTGTTGTTATCTATTTCGATGTCATCGTCAGTGCCAACAGTAAAAGCTTCACAAGTAACCTGATAATCACCTTTCCCATCAGCCACCAAATATTGTAACAAATGATACAATTCAGAAACCGTCATTTATCTTCCCCATTCCTTTTGCTCACTCCTTATCCATCTTTGCTCCACAATCAGGACATTCATTAGGTATTATCAAATGTGGTAATAATTCATACGGTTCTAAATAATGTCCACATTCAGAGCAATAATAATAATCTCCATCACAATCATAATCTTTTATCCATTCAGCCATTACCATTACCATCCTTTCTCTCACCGTAACTGCAAAAATCATTTAAGTCATTATAGACATACTCACCGTCGCTTAAGTTGTAAATTCGTTTGCATAAAATCATATTTAAATCATCGTCATATTTGCCAAAAATACAATCTTTACACCTGACAACCTCCTGCACATCGGCAATGGGTACTGTATCAAACGATTTTGTAGCATTATAAGCGTAATCGTCTGCTAAAACTTTCTGTGCAGCTTCACGCTCTATATATTCTTTTTCAATCATTGTTTACCTCCATTTTTGCACCGCAGTTAGGGCAATAATTCTCTTTAATTTTTACCTCTCTACCACACTCAATATGAATCCATCCTTCAAGTTGTCCGTAGGCGTCTCGGATTTCTTCCCACTTACCGTGTTTAACCTCTTGCATATCACACACCGTAGCATGATTGGGTTTACTACCGTCAACTTCGATAATATGCTTAACTGTTTCGGCATTTCTCCTTGAATTAAAAAGCAAAGTAAAATTGTTACCATTATAATTGGGTATATCCAACGCATAGTAACCGCAATTATCACGGATTTTTAATTCTTTTTCAATCATTGGTTGCACTTTCTTTCCCAATCCTTTTTCATTGCCTTGCGTTTTTTCGGGCAATCCTTCCAATTGCGATTTTTTCGTTTCCAACGGAAAGAAAAAAGTTTATAGCGTAAGCCTTTGTATTTGATACCGTGATACATATTATTTCACCGCCTTAAAATCAATAATATTTTCGTACCAATTGAAGATGTGGACACGAAATCCGATAACCGTTAATTCGTAGGTTTCGCCCTCCTTTAAAGCACCGAAAACATCAGACGAATTGAATTTCCATCTGAACAATGTATCTGTGTCCTCGAAAACATAAGTCTTTCCGTTTTCATCTTCACCGTAAATAAGATATTTGCTGTCGGTCTGACCTTCGGCAACCTGTGTTGTCACACGCTCTTTATCGGTGATTGTTACGGTGTATGCGTGGTCATTGCTAAAACTTATCACAGGAATAGCAATAACTGCGATAACAACTAATGCGATTGCTGTTAAGCAACCTAAAAAACTTCTATTTGACATTTTCTTTCTGCCCCCTCTTAATTAATCTTCAATACTGTATCCTGCCAGTTCAGCTACAAATCCTGTCAATCTGGCTACATATGACTTAATATCCTTAAGTTCTGATAAGATAACCTCCGCTGTTGATACTGTATTTTCCGCTGTCGGCTTTTTCTCATCGGCTCTTGAGTTCCATATATTTTCAGCAAGCAGAGATGCGTTTGTAGGTTTTTCGATTTTATATAAGAAAGTGAAATTGCAAGCTTTACATACAATGTCAACTCTGTTCAAAACGGGGTCATACCCATAACATAAGTCCGTGTTATCACAAAACGGACAACCCTTCTCCAAATTTAAAATTGGTTTTTCTTCTTTACTCATTTATTTTCACATCCTTGTAAAACTCATATCTGTTATCTTTGTTTTCAGCTTTTATTGCAATCGCTAAATCTCTTGTGCTTATTTCGTCTAAACTATTAATACTTTCCATTAAGATGACTCAAGCTCTACGCATGCTATTCCTACACCGTTATTTTTAGCACATAGAGGGCATTCAGTCCCATAGCACACTTCGCAAAGTTTACCTTTTTGTGTCATTCTATACCTTTCGGTAAGGTAATTTGTAGTAATATTACAATCAATCATTTAATTCACCTCTATGAACTTCATTGTATTTTCTCTTTGTCATATTTTGACTGTCCTTCTACAAACTTGTTCACCCATTCTGTAGTTTCTGGCATTGTTTTGAGCAAGAACACACAGTCTTTAACATCTTCCTCAGTGCGATTTGAGATTACATAGTCAACTTTTTCTTCAATATCTTTAAACTCTTTACGGTCGTTTATAATACGCTCCATAGCTTTTACAGTTCCTGTTTTGCTGTCTTTATATCTTTTCTTCATTCTCAAGAATCTTTCAACAGCAGGACAATCTATTAGTACAGAGTCAATTAGTTTATCGCCTTTGTAATTATTCTTGAAATCTTCAAATCCTCTCGGATCAATTATGTAAAAATCAGCGTCATCAATTTGCTGTTGAGTTGTACAATATCTATAACCGTTAAACTCGGTATAAGCCACGATATTGGTCAGTTTATCAAACTCCTCATCTGTTACAAAAATGTGTGAGTTTGGAGATTCGTTATCTCTTCTTGGTCTTGTTGTATAAGATACGACCTTTTTGCGGTTATATTCCTTACAAACTTTGTCTACTAAGTAATCCTTACCAGAGCCTGAAGCTCCGAGAACTAATACAATTGATTTACCAGCCATCGTTGCCTCCTTTTAGTAACTGCTGAAATAAACATTATCCACCACTGCATACGGTGCTCCAAATGAATGATAATAACTCATTCTGAACGCTTTGACATTATAATCTCTATCTCCACTTAATATCCTTTGAGCAACCGAATAAGACAACTCACTCGGATCTCTTGTGTAAAGAATACCTGCCACATTGAATGTATTATAATCAAAAGCTACTGCTCTCAATCCACCGTTACTGTCAGCTAAATTCATTGCCGTTGAACCTACCAACCATTGACAATACTCGCTACAATTACCCGCTTCGCAATAAATTACTCTTGCCAACAAATCTACCTCATCTGACGATGTGTTATATGTATTATTTGATTTTGTAATAGTTTTTGTTTCTGCTTGAACTTCAACTTTTTCTGTTGGCGGTTCTGTAGGAGGAGAGGTTGTTTTAACCTTCTTCTTGTCTTTTTTAGTTTTCTCAGTTGGTTTTACTGTTGTTGGTTCTGTTGTGACATGCACGGTTGTAGGTTGCGTTGTTGGTTTGGCTACCGTATCTTTGGTGGCTGTATCTCGTGTTGCAGTGTCAGGGGTGGAGATGTTTGGTTCTCCACAAGCCGAAAAGCCAAACATCATACCTAACATTACCCATAAACTTGCTATCTTCTTACCAAATCGGATATAATCACCCTTCCTTAATTTCCCATTTTCTAAATTTATCCACATAATCATCAGTGAAAAAACCTCTAATAATAAGTGTTTGTGGCTTATTTGTGTCTATAAGCATTAATCCAAGTAGACTTTTACCCGACAACATTTCCTTGCCTTGTGCTACCTCAATAATGCCACTCATTAATTCATCTGCTATGTGAAGAAAATCGTCAAAATCATCTTGCTAAAGCTGAGTGTGTAACATTACTGTTCTATGTATTTTGTTTTCCATAGCTTACTCCATAACCGAGCCTACTGCCCACTTACTAATTACTGAGTAAATATCTTTGTCACACACACAAGTAATAGTATTCCAATCAACATTATGTGCTGCTTTGGTTTTTGCTCTTTCAACACCGTTTGCAAGAACAAGACTTGCAAGGAATGATTTGCCACTGATAGACCAATCTTTGCCATTTTCATCTTTACCGATAAGAGTTACTTCTTCGTCAATCTGACTTACAGCCTCTGTAAAATCAGACACATCCTTAAGTGTAACAAGTTCAATTTTTTGCCTCATTCAATCACCTTTCTTAATTTAGCAATTTATATTTTGTTAAATTCCAATACCCCTTTTTATCTTTGTAAATACCGTCTAAAGGCACATAAATTACATCATATTGTTTCAATGGCAATGATGCAAAAAGATAGTGTTTTAATGTTAAACTTCCTTCTTTTCCAGTACCAACCGAACGATACGAAATTCTTTTTGCAAATTCCTCGTTAGTTTGTTTGTTTTTAAGAGGGTAGACATTCTTTACGAGCAGTTTCTGCCTATCTTCAGCTTTGTGTGTGGTTAAATCAATATACCCCAAATATTCTTCCTGTGTTTGAATAATGCGTTTATAATTCCAAGCCTTGAAATTCATTTGATTTGCAATAGTTTCGATGCCATTTAGTATGTTATCTATGTTTTGAATAGTGAACGATTCTTTAATAGTGTTATCTTTCTTTAAGTCTGTACTATTATTTTTTACTATGTCGTACAATTCAAAATGCTCTGTTTGTAATACGGACTTCTTAATATTCTTGCGAAATCCCTTGCCGGTAGACGCTCTAAAGAATTGATAAGTTGCAAGTATGTATAATAGTTTCGATTGAATTCCGTAGTGGTCGAAGAAACCTATTTTAATTAAAATTTCTATTTTAGATAGCCCCACAGAAGTCTCTTGGTCAGAGAGACGAATTACATCTATAAAACTGGTCGGCTGTTGGTTGTAAACTTTAAAAAGTTCTGTGGCGACCTCTTCAGATAAGAACTTAACTGAACCAATACCTTTTGCAATTGCATGAAGGTCTTTGTTAAAATAATAGTTTCCTAACGAAATTCCGAATTTAGGCAATGTAATTTCAATATCTTTTGCTTTAGCAGCTTTTTCTCCCGTCTGTATTTGTTCATCATTCTTTGCACAGTTTAAATATGCTGTGCAAAACTCATACGGATAATAGTAGTAATAATAAGCACACAAATAACTAATCATACAGTATCCAATGGCGTGATTCATACCAAATTGATAACTGGCACTGTCTTGAATAATCTGAAGAAACTCTTTAGCTTCCAGTTCTGCAACATTTCTTGGAGAATTTGATTTATGACAATAACCTTCAAGTATTGACGGCAATGCTTTAGCCAATCTCTTTTCATCTTTATGTCCGATTGCTCTACGCACATTGTCAGCTTCGCTGCCCGACAGTCCGCATATTTCTTGAAGAAACTTAATTGTGTCCTCTTGAAATATTAAATATCCATTGTTTTTATTAAGCAGTTTATCTATAACCTCTGACGGATTTTTATGAGGTATATGCTTAAATAGCTCCTCTCTGTAAGAAGAACCTGATGGTCTAATAGCAGCCGTGACTATTGCCATATCCAAAATACTTTTAGGCTTATATTTTTTTAAACAATCTATAGCAAATGGAGACTCAAACTGAAAAATAGAACCTGTAGTTTCTAACATACTTTCCCATACATTTTGATCATCCCAATCAATCTCGTGAGATTTTGGATAAGGTAAATGAGCGAATTTGCAAGTTTCGCTAATAACTTGCACTGTCTTTAATACAAGCAAATCATACTTGGTCAACCCTACATCATGAATTTCATCCATATCAATCTGAAGAGTACAGTAGCCATCTTTCTCGAACACACCGTAATTGTCAGCTAAAGTAATTGGACTAATAACAATTCCTGCTGGATGTACCGACTGTGCATGCTTAATACCTAACAAGCCATCATAGTAATAAAACAATTTCGGATACTTTTGTCTTGCTAAATCAGGATCGGAGTTAAAACATTGCTTAATTTCTTTGACTTTTTGAATAGAATATTCACACTCACTAAAATCGGTTTTTGGGTGGCTTAATTCCCAATTAAGTCGAAATGCTTGTCCTATCAGATCAATAGCAGCCAAATCTTTCAGTGTCGAATATGTAGGAACTCTGGCTGTTTTTGTTTTACCGAATTTATCTATAATATACTCAAACATTTCTGGTCTATCCGATTCTACAACATCAACATCAATATCTCCTACTTCTACTCTGTCTTCATTACAGAATCGAGAAAATACTGTACCCCATTTTTCAGGGTTTAAGTCAATAATATCGGTAACATACGCTGTTCTTGAACCACCAACTGAACCTCTTGAAAAGCCTATTGGTTTCCCTTGATTTCTAAAATGTGAGAGAATTTCACTCATTGAAAGCATAAAACCCGACATACCTACTTTCTTAAAGACTCTCAGTTCTTCAGGTATTGCTTTATCAAATCTATTCTTTTCTTCTGATGAAATAACGCCATTATCAAGCTTCTCTTGATATTTTTGATATACCAATGAAGTAAATTTTTGTTCGTCTTTTTCAGCACTGCCATACAAAATAGGGTACTTAATCGATGTATCAAGCATAAACTCTTCGACACTATCTGCCATAACATTGGTGTTGTTAATAGCCTCTATGTATAAAGAACTCGGTATTGCGTCCTGTGTTGCGAAAGCTTTCACTAATTCATCGTAAGACTTATACACTAAGTCCATCTTATCTTCGCCTTCGTAATGTTGTTTTTTAGCATCTAAGATTACTTGTCTACACTCTGCTTTATAAGAATTAACTGAGTGGGCGTCTGTTGCAGCTATTAGCGGAATATGATATTTCTCAGACAGATATGCTAAATGTCTATTGTATTCAATTTGTTCTTTGCAATTGTGTGGTTGAATTTCGAGATAATCATACCCTTTAACTAATTGTTCATACCATGTATCTTCTACAGGTAATTTATTTAAAGGAGAAGCAAGACAGGCACTTGTTTTGATAATGTTGTCAGACAGTGAAAGAAACTCTTCAAACGAGATTCTGCCAACATAATAAAAATGATTTTTGTCAGTTCTTGACAAACTTATAAGCCGGTTGAGTTCCTTAACACCTTCATAGTTTTTCGCAATAAGAACTGTATGATAATTGTCTCGGATTTTGTCTGTATGATTTTTTGTTAAGTAACACTCAACTGCATGTATATACTTAATACCTTTTAAGTCACAATACATTTTCTTCTTAACCCAACCTTGTATATTGCCGTGTTCCGAAAATGCAATTGCATGCTGTCCCAACTCTACTGCTTTATCAACATAATCTTTGTAATTGGTAGCACTGTCTTTAAGAGAATAGTCTGTATGTATATGGTAAGCAACATAATTGTCGATAATATTAATCTTCCTTTCCGAACACTTCACTTGTCTCGTTTGGATGCGGGAAAGGAATAGACTCTGTGTACTTATTCTTATCCCATGCGTATTGTTTTCCAAACTCCATTTCGTTGGTGTAAAATCTACGAGATGGCGGATCGTACCACATTGGAATTGATAAATTCTCCTGTCCTCTCATCCTGTCTTTCAAAACATCCAATATAACATCATAATTTTTAACTAATTCGTCACCAGTTTGCTTTTCATTGGGCTTCACTCTATATAACGAGAAACTTCGATGAGCGAGATCTAACATACCTCCAGAACCACCAATATCATATTTACAAAGGCGAGTAACCTGCTGTCCTTTTCGTGGATGAATAACCAAAATAATAACAACTTGAAATGTGGCTGCAAATTTGGTCAACCAAGACATGAATGCGTTTTGTGTTTCGTTTTTATTGTTGTCGGTAGCTCCAAGATTGATGACCGTAAGATTGTCCAATATGAGCATTTTACAGCCATACTTCCTAACACAATCCTCCATTGATTTTTTGATATTATCGACTGAGTTGTCATAATCGTCTTTATAAATATAAAGACGATTTTTATAATATCCATCAATTTTAGTACGAGCACTTTTACTAACTTTGTAATATACACTTCCTTTACTGTCATGAAACTGATCGATATTATGTCTACCTGCAAATATAAAATTAATCCAGTTTTTCATCATCGAATTAGGCAGCTCTTTAGAATACAACCAAACAGACTTTTGTTGGTCAAGTGATTGACATATAAACTGTGACAGTAAAGATGATTTACCACTGCCATTAGTACCCGTCAGAATCGTAACTGTGCCATAAAACATTTTCATTAGCTTATTGTCTAACTCTGTAATGCCAGTATAAATACCGTCAATTTGAGAAAGGTCAACATCTTCAATGTCTGAAAAGTCAATAACGCTATCGACAGGCGAATCTTTTGCATCCAGTATAAGTTTTAGCACATATTCTTTTCCAAACCAATACAATGTCTCGTTGAGGTCACTAATAAAAGCTTGACTACCATCTGATTTTGTTACCTTTGTGGGCAACTGTACAATCTTTGTTCGCCAGTTTCCGAGTCTACTTGAAACCTCTTTAATCATTTTTTGTCCCGCTTCATCATTATCTGCACATACAATAATATCGGTGAATTGTTCTAACCAGTCCCAATTATGTTCAATCCAATGAAAGTTTCCAGCCCCAAGCGGGACACTAACTGCATTAGTGAATCCCGCTTCTATAGCCGAAGCACAATCAATTTCTCCTTCACATATTAGCAAAGGACTGTCAACATTAACACGATTCATATTGAACAATATTGGACTTGTATCTGCATCTTTTTGACACCATGTTTTTACTTCGCCTTTGCTTTTATCTATCTTATGGCTTGGTCGGTATTTAACCAAAGTAAGCACATCGTTCGTGTCGTAATAGTTAAACACTATATTTCCATGAGAGTCTTGTCTAATATCGCAATAGTCAATTGTGCTTGGTGATATTTTTCGTAAACCTAAGTATTCTTCGATTTTGTTCTTTGAGTGACATTCTACAGGTTTTGGGTATCGGTACTGGGTTTTAGTCTTTACGCCCATCTCTCCAAACGCATATTTAATGCCTGCTTTTTCAAATAAATACTGAACTGCTTCCAAATATGTATGTCCTTTAATCATATAAGCATCAATAATGTCAGTCGATATACCACATCCGAAACAATGAAAATTATATGTTTTAGGATTGTAAATCCAACTTGGAGTATCTTCCTCGTGGAAAGGGCAACATGCTCTCAAACGACTCTCATCAAAATTTTCAACTTCCAAAATTTGAGCTATTTCAAAAGCATTCTTCTCTCCTAATTTCTCTTTTGCTTTATGAATTTTGTCCTTTTCAATAAGCAAACATAATCACTCCTCAAGAAAATCAAAATCGTCCTCTTCAGTATAGCTTTTAGAACGCTCACAAAACGCCCGTACCGAACAAAGGTTGTTACAAAAGAAATCATCACACTTGTAATTATTGATATTTTTGTCTTTAGCAGCGTACTGCACGAACACTTTATCTAACCAGCATTCTTCTTCAAGAATTTCATTTATGGAAGCCTCAGCCCAAGACAAAGCTTTCTCGTATTCACTCTTATTGAAATCTACGCTTTTCATTTCTCCGAGCTTAAACATATTAAAAATCAATTTTGTGGGATATGTGTGATATGTTTCGTATATGTATTTGGAATACAGGTACAACTGAAAAAGATACTTCCGTAATTCTTGCTCGTTCTTAAAAGCTCCTTTGCTTTTGTGGTCGCAGATAATATACTCGCCATTCTTCTCAAGTATTAAGTCGATAACACCAACAAAGTTATACTCGCCAATTTTGGTTTTAATCTTCTGTTCAACACCGACTACTTGATATTCAGAAAAAACATCCTCAAAACCTCGAAAATATTCAAGACCTATTTGGTAATACTTCTTATTCATATCAACATAGCGATTTTTAGGGAAATCAGATAAAACCGTTCTTTTATAAGCATTTTTGTACCGCTCTTCAAGATCGAAAATGCTACTTTGACCTTTGTAATAACTTTCTAACAATTTGTGACATAAAGAACCCCATTGACTAAAAGCGTTTTCTTCTTGGGACTTCCTATCAATATATGATAAGAAGAACATACGAGGACAAGTCTGATAAGAATTTATACTGGAAAACGACCAGTACCGATTTTTTAATTGTTTTAAGTTAATCAAAATGGTAACTCGTCCTCTGTTACAGATGTAGTAGATTCTGCCTTTGACGGCGTAGTTATATTTGCGTCATCACCACTTTTGTCACGCTTGTCGTCACAAAACTCTGCATCCTGTATCATAATTTCTACAACCTGACGCTTCTCTTTTTTTTCTGTTTCGTATGTGCGAGAAGTCAGTTTACCATCAATTCCAATCTTTCTTCCTTTTGAAAAATGCTTACAAATAAATTCTGCAACACTTCCCCATGCCACACAGTTAAAAAAGTAATCATCGTTGTCTTTGCCATAAGACCTTACTGCAATTCTAAAATCAACAACCGACTTTCCATTGATTGTTGTTTTAAGTTCGAGTTCGGTTACAATTCTTCCAATTTCACATACTTTATTCATACTAAACCTCCCATTGTTCAAGTCGCTCAAGCACAATTTTTAGTGTCTCTATATCTGTAATTTTGGTCGGATTTTGATGTCCTGACATATCTGCAATAGAAGCATATAATTTTTTGCTATCAACGCCTTTGGATACCAGTTCTTTACAAATAGACACTACTTTGCCTTTAAGCACATCTAAATCAGATACTTTCTTAGCTTTGGTACGCTTTGCTTCATCGCTCAATTCTTCGCCATACCAAAGATTCAAACCAAGACCAAATAATGCTGCGTTTTTTGTTAGGCATCTCTTAATAGCTTTGTTTACCATCGTAGATTCTACTTGATCGGCTGATACAGACTTATTACGGTTATCCATAATAGCCAACTGCTCTTCTTGAGTTTCCCCATTAATGGATAATAATGTTTCAACCCAACAGGTTTTTCCGTCAGTATGATAAAGATTACCATTATCGTCTCTAACTACGGTATATGACGACCTTGGAAAATACTCTTTTATGTATGCCCATGCAGACGCCCATGGTAAATAATTCATACCATTTTTAGGCTTGACCTTGCCAGACACATCAATTGATGATAATGTTTGATAAATTGACTTGTTGTCAGAAATAATAATTCCCCCTATATATTAATTTTTTGTTAATTTAGCACAATCATAAGCACCACCTCCTTACAGTTTTATACTTTCTAATATGCAAAACTGACTTAATGATTATTTTTTAAAGGCGAGCTGTACCGCCTTTAAAAATCTTTATTAAACTTTACATAAGTGAATAATACTTATCCTTCCATGCAGTGTATTCCGCCTGTATAGTTTTTAGTTTATCTTGAAAATAAACATCTGTTTCCCCATCGTGTTCGGTATAACTCCGAGAACGCATTAGTTCAGCAAATGTAGGTATGAACCCCTGTTGTTCCAATATGTACTGTCTGTAAAACACTCCACTTTTATATAACGAACCATAAGATAATAATTTCGACAAACGATATGGTTTTGATTTGCGGGTTACACGAGTTCTTAAATATTCTACTGTTATATTGTTAAGACGAGTTGTACCTCTTAACAATTCACAACCTTGAACCCTGTCGAATTTACGAACAATACCATTCCTTGTTGTAGTGGTTAAACATTTCAAAGAACACAATTTGTTGATCGTTATATAAGCTTCAGTTGGAATCTCGTAGAGCGTGCTATTGTATGCAATAATTTTCTTTTCGTTATTGTTATCTATAGATACATGATTGCTTGTAATCTTTATCGTGTCTTCTTTTGGGATGCCCATATAAGCCATCCAGACAAATCCTCTCGACAACAAATCAACATTATCTTCTATTTCCGGTGGAAATACAGCATTGAGTTGAAATTGTAAGTGTTGTGGAGACGAAACCAATACTGTATTAGCATTAATATCCATAGCCTGCAACACATATGAGGATATGTTTGTATCACAAATATGATTCTTATACGCCCAATCTAAGTAACTCCTTAACATCGTGGCATCTCGTTTCCGTGAACCATATGTTTTACTACCTGCTATTTTAACCTGAACTTTCTGAAGATTTTCTTCTGTGAACCGTGAAATGTCTTTTTCAGATTCTTGTTCAAAAATTTCTATACTATTAAACAATGCCGTCGCTAACAGTATATTTTGTTTCGACGATAATGTCGATACAAAAGCCATTTTCGTAGTCTCATTATACATATCATCAGCACCTCGAATAAAATTATATATGTATAATGTATCACATTTGGCATTATTTGTAAACAGAAACAACCGCTGAAAGTTACATATTAACGCATTTCTCTTTGCACTTCACGATTCCATTCGCAAAAATCATAATACTCCCACCCTTCAATAATGGCAATCTTTTTTATTATATCGTAATCATCATAATAAGTAACACCTGCATCATCTAATATCTGCTGATATTCCTCTCTTTTGCGTCCTCGTTCCGATGTATAATACCCAAACAAAGCGTCCTCAATTTCGGACTGTCTTTCTTTATTGTATCTATGTCTGGAATTTACTCGATCTTTAGCCCATTCGGATTTTGAATGATGCAAAGTGGTCTTCAAACCTTCCGTCACTGTTGCCAAACCAACCAATAATAATTCTCCTATCATATATAACACCTCTTCTTATTTAAGTTTTATCCATATATATCCTACTGCCAAAACAACTAAGCAGAGGATTAATTGACCAAAAGTCACGCCATCACCAACCTTTTGTCTGCAAAATCTTGACTTTTCTCCCAAACATGCAGTAGTTCATCAAATGACAAATACGCAATTGCAGAAGAAGCAAGTAAATTTGCTTCTGTGATGCGAGTCATATGATATGAACTGAGTTTTGTAAGTTTTTTGGAGATTCGATCTTTAGAAATAGATATTGGGTTTTCACACAATACTATGCTGTCATACCTAAGACCAGAATTCTTGCTACTAATATACACATGCGTAGGCTGAGATGTCTTTTTTATCGAAGTAGTCAAAGGAAGAACAACAACATTAGGACTGTATTTATTACCAACATCATTTTGAAAAATTACACCCGGTCTTATTCCGCCCTGTGTGTGTCCATCTTGTGGAAAATCTATGAGATATACTTCGCCAATCTTTGGCTTGATTCCTAACATTCAAGCCCTCCTTTCTGGATTTCTTGGCTTTATTATATCACACAGTTCGTAAATGTCAAGTTCGTTTTGCATATTTGTATGCTAAATATTTATCGCCATTGTTAAGCACAATTAGTAATTTTGCACAATTAATATCTATGTATCTTACTCCTGCAAACACTACACTGCTGCTTACAGGTTCTTTTTGATTACTGAATTGTATTACTCTATCATTCAATATCGACCATTTTACCGTATCATAATTTTTGTCGTTGAATACAAAATAATAGTTTTTCAGTACACTCTCCCAATCTTTTAATGCAACTATCATATATATCACCCTTGTATGTAGAACATCTGTTCGATTATTTATTATAACAAGAGAATAAGCTATTGTCAATAGAGTTTGTTATATTGTGCAATTACATCACCTACTAAGTAAATACACTTATCCACCTCTTCAATCGTAGTTCAAATTATTCATATGTGTTCATTCGCCTTTCATTATTATTGTAAATTTTTTCTTTATTATAATCAACCCACAAAATATGGAAATAACATTGACAAAATTTTCCCAATAGTGTATCATCATATTAGGCTTTGAAAATGGGTAGGCTAACGCTGACCATCTTTCGATAGCTTACTTGGTATAGACATCACCAGATTTTCGCAGGTCGGAGTGATGTCTATTTTTTATATAAAACCTTTGTTTTATACATCTTCCGATACATAATGTTCGTACCGTAGTCTACTTAACAATTCTTCAAGCGTAATTGATAGGGCGTATTCTTTGTCTGTCATACCGCCTATAATAGATTTTTTAAGACTAAATCTGCTTACTATCTGTATGTCAGGCGAATTTGCAACAGAGCGAGACGAAATAATAACATAACATTTCAAATCTTTGCCATAGAGCCGAATGTCATTTTCTACTCTTTCTATCATCTCGGTATGATTCACTTCGATTGGTTTATCGTTATTGTCAAACCACGGCATTTAGCACCCTCCTTATTACCGTCTGAGCATAAGCATCAGTTTTAGCTTTCTCGTCAACATATTCCACCTCGGAATTAGAGAGATTGATTTTCGCAATCACTTTACCCTCTTCGTTGGAACTTGTTGTTCTCCAAGCATCAATATACATTATATTTTTATCATAATCAATGAAGTTGCTTCTGATTTCTCTATATTGACTTTTCATAAAACTACATTCCTCCTTATGACGAATCCGTTCTAAAACAAGAATTTTATTTATTGTGTTTATCATACCAAGCGGATGTGTTGGTCAAATAAAGCACAAAATCTTCATCTTTGTATAAGTCTGATAAAGTATCTTCATACTCTTTGTCATCGCACCAATAAATCCGCCAGTATACACATTCTGGAAAATCCTCGGAAAATTTATTTGGACAATCTTCATACGACCAATAGAAATTACAGGAATTTAATTCGCAAGCTAAGGCAAAATATCCAGAACCATCTTGCAATGTATAAGTTCCCTCATCACAACAATAGTCGTTATTATATAACTCATATGTAGGTTGCTCATAAGAAACCTTAACACTGCTCATAACATTCAGCATAGTCTTATAGTCTGACACTACTTCAATAATGTTTGATGCTACACATTTGTCAGCACACAACTGATACGAACTGTGTGTTTGAGCAACAACATCATTGGTTCTAAATCTAATATATAAATGTTCGTTATCTTGATTCATTTCTTCAAACGCTTCATTGAAGAATTTATTCCGCCACACTTTATCAGTTGCCGCTTTATAGTAGTTGATGATGTAATAATCAACAAACTGCATTGAAGTAATATCCTTGATAGCAATGATTTCAGAGCTTGGTAATACTTCAAAATTAGAATTACAAATTAACCCACTATCATCAAGTTGCAACCGTATTGCCTCATAGTTTTTGTCATATCTTTTCATAAATATCCCCCACTATATTAGTTAATAATAGTATCTGCCTTTATTTCTTCAACCCTCTTCAAAATTTGCTGCCACACCTTTTCGCCGTAGATATTTTCCAACAAGGGGCGTGTGTGAAATAACGAAATTATCACATATACACCCCAAGCATTAGCATCAACTTCCTCAAATTGCATTGCATAGGATTTTAGATTATTTTCTTGTGATGGCTTGTAGTGTAGATTTCGCATTCAACATATTGTCCTTTGTAATGTTCTTTAACTTCTTTGATTGTCATAGTGTTTGCTCCTTTTTTATTGCGTGTTATAAGAAATGTTATTCTTGACAACATTTCATAAAAGTGATATTATATAGATACGGAAGTTTGTTTTTTAATTTCTGCTATTGCAGATAAATTTTTATCCTTTCTTCCGTTGTAGTAACCTCGCTTATGTCATAGTGTGCGAGGTTACTACCACATAAATTAAATCGTAATTTTTTTGTATCTCGAAAGCATGCCATAATGGTGTGCTTTTTTATTTTATCTGCTGATTGATTATGTCTGAAATATATGGTAATTCAAAATTGAGTAATTGCGATACTTTGTACGCCGAATTTAATAAAGGTGCTTTTTTCTTTGTATAATAGCAATAAGATGTTGAATGCGAAATGCCATACTCTGCTTCAAGCTTCAAATAATTCTTACCTGCCAAATCAAAAGCTTTACGGAATGCAGAATAAAAACTATGGTTGATTTCGTTCTCTAAATTTTCTCTTTCTTCGGCATTTGTAAACTCTTTATTTTGCATCAACACAAAATAAATCACAACCGCTACGCTATACGGAATGTTTCTTTTGGTTTGCTTATCATTAAAATAAGTGAAAACTGTTTTTTCGCTACACTTCATTTTTTGTGCAAGCACACGATATGTTATATTTTTTTCAGTCATTGCAGATTGGAAGAAAGAAGTTAAAATGTCATTAATGCTTTGAGAATCATTCATCATATGGTCGCCTCCGATCTAAATTTTGTACTTGTTCTAATTGTTAAGCTAATTCTGCGACATAAATATCCCAAATTTCCCACTCTGCATCCGCATCATAATCCTCTTCATCATCCTCATTAAGAGGGATGCTTTGGATGTACAACACATCATAAGTGTATGTATGAAGTCCATGCTCCAATCCCCAAGTTGTTGTACACTTATCTTTTGAAGATTCAAACAACTTTCGAGCCTCCTCTAAAGTGTTAAATCTGCCGATAACATTATAAGTATCGCCTAAACAATTACCTCCGCAGTAGCACGCATGGTCGGCAAGTTGTTTTGTAGTAAGATTATTTTTACGGTTGCGATATTCCCAATTTTCCATTCTTACTTCATATACTTTTTTCATTTTGTATACCTCCATTTTATTTGCTATCTTCAAATGGCTCTCGATAAGAATAGTGATTCTCTGTACAGAAAACACAACCCCACCAGCAGTGTTGTTGTCCACAAGGTCTAACACCATAGCCATCGTACCCTGCATTAAGCTTGCAACCATCACATTCGTCTTCCCCTGTGATTGTACAATATCCTTTCCCATCTGGGCAAGGTCTATATATATATGTGTGTGTGTCACCAGTTTTCCTTTCAACAAAGACTATCTCGCAATTGTCTGTATCGTAAGTTAAAGCAAAACCATCTGTGAAATCTAATGCCTTATTGTTTTTCCAGATTTGCCATTCCTTTACTTTTTCAAATAGTGTTTGCCAATCACCATTTTTGAAAGTTTTTCGGTCAATTCCATACATATCCACTGTATACTCATGACCGCTTGCCTTGTCGATGACTGTAAGAATCACAACACCGTTCTTATAATCAATACAAGCGTTGCCATTTGACAAATATTTTGGTCTTAACAGCATATTATATCCTCCTTATGTTTTACCAATTCGACATACTCATATGCCAATCATCGTATCCATTGTATTGTGTATCAAATCAATGTTTGTTTGGATTTCAAACCGTTCATCTTCTGTTGTTGTATAGGCAATACCGATACATTCAAGGTTTGAAAAGTCAACATTCTCTGTTCCATATTCTTCTTCGCAAAAATCAGTTATCAACCGTTTTGCATCGTCAATTGTATATTGTCTCATTTTGTATTCTCCTTTATTATATCATAATATCAACAATATTTCAAGTGAAACTCGCTAATATTTTATTATTTTCCACAATGTTAAGCCAATCTATCGGTTCTTTTGTTCTCCTGTCTGTGAGTAAACCTTTTCTCAGTAAGGGCAACAGAGTATTAAGATGAGTTTTGGCTTCGATATATGTTCCAAACAATCCGTAGGGCACATATGTGTCAGCATCTTTATTATAACCTTCAACACTAAACATGCTCTCTATCTTGTCCACTTTACACACTCCTTTTTCTTTATCGGCATTAAAATATCGGTTTTATTTTTAGTCGTCATCTTCTATACATTCATTGTCTAACCATTCATCAAAGCAAGGATAAATCATTCCACCTTTAAATCCTGTATCTTCAAACAAATCAAATGCATCCCAAATATCAATAGTCTTATCGTAAAGACAACCTTTAAACACTGGCTCTTTTGCCTGTAACTCCTCATAACAATCGTTAATTTTACTTAAAAAATCTATTAGAGAATAACCGTGTGCAGCCATCCATTTTAATTGAAAATCATGATACTGTTTTATAATTTCTCCTTGCTTATTTAGTAATGCCTTTACCATTTGTGCGTTACCGCAAAATATGTCCATATACCTTTCAAGATTTTTTCGATAAAAACGTCCTTTGTCCAGACTAATCAAGACATTAACAGCATACTCAAAAGTCAACATCTCATCATCACGCCCACACAAAGATGTAAAAATATCTTCGATAGTTCCATATTTATCCAGCATTGAAGAATTGATTACCCGATCAATATCGTTGTATATTTTCTGTATTTTTGATATATCCATACTTTAATCCTCCTTAATTAAAAAAACTATATTATGTAATATTACATAAACAATTCCGAGTTATAAAAGTGTTTTAATCTCTGTTTGCCGTAATCAAATCATTATTATATAATTAATGCTATCTGAATCCATCTGAACCTTACAGTCTTGTTTCTTAAACCAATTTGCAACTTCTGGTGAGATTGTTCTCCCTACACCTAATTGCACCAAATCGTGCCAAATATATGGTATAGTTTCATATTGTACTAAAGTTAATTTATTTTTTCTCATATCCACAGCATTATCAATTGATTTCCATTTTATAAAGATTGCTTCTGTTTTTTTATTAGCTCTATACTTTTTGCCGTCATACCATTTATATAACATTTTTTGCACCTCATTTATGAATATAACTATTAAACAATCTTAAAAGTAATTACTTACAGATACACTTTACGCAACTCCATATCTGATAATCCGATTGTTCCATCAAGAAGATTGCATAACATATTATATTGCTCATTCTCATTAGTAGCATTGTTTGAAACGAAATCAAGAATATTACTAATCAGTCGATAACTCTCACCAGTTATATTGAAATTTTCTTCAATGTATAACAAAAACTCTGATTTATTCATTTATATTTCTCCTTATCGTTTATAGTTCTCCTTAAAAGTGCCGTTTTAATCTTCTCTGAATATATATTCAAGTTCTTCATATCCAACCGGAATATCATCTTCAACGGATATAGCACACCAAGCCCAACCGCCAACTTGATCTTTATTGATGCCATAATAATCTCCGCCACCCAAACCGTTGCCAATAGCGGTTAACAGTGGTAATGGGTGAATAACCCAACCGCAGTTATTTGATCTCAACTTATAGTCATCACAATTAAGATAGATTTTCTTAGTGTGATTAACAAGATACTTACCGTCAAGATACAGCTCATCTTTATGTATTTCTTGTGTTTTAGAGTTTTCTCCCCAAGCAATTTCATGAAGCTTCGCCACATCTATACCGTCTGGAATATTCAAACCATCGGCACTATATGCATAATCACCTACCCACGCAACTCTGCAAGGGGTAAGGTTTTCATACAACAGTTTTGTTAACGAACAAACAAACGGATTAAGCCACCAAGAATGCTCAGTTAACTTAGCAGGAGTGTATTCACCGTCAACTTTTCTGTCATAGACGACTTTTTGTTCGTTTATTTCTATTACTGCATAATAATACTGTCCCATAATCAAACCTCCCTATACATTTTCTTTGCGGTTGGTACGCCATACTCTTGAACAAGATTCCAAAGCACATCCAACTCTTGTATATCTATATGCAAAATTTCTGTCGAATCTACAACACCTTGCAACCAAGCTTGTGCTGTTTCATCTGCAATATTCATGAATTTTCCATATATCTTTTTACCAGTATCGGATTCTAAAAGAACAGGTAAATCTTTGGAATAAATTTCTTTCCTTGTATATGGTTGTTTCTTTATGATACTTTTTGATCTCCCCATCTTATTACATAACCTTCTTCCGTTTTTTCTTTATACATGAGGTTCTGCAACATATTACTATCCACTCCAAAACGTTCATATAATTCATCGTCTGTCAAATCCTGATCCTTCATAAACAGATTTAATTTGTCTTTTACAAGAATCATTTTTAACAGATTGCTTTCAATACTATTCTCATAAGTTACAAAATACACTTGCTTGAATTCCGTTGAAGTATAACGAATAAAGCGGAAATAATACTGACTCATGCTGGAGTTGTTCCAGTGCAATTCTGGAATAATACACTTATTCACAAAATCAATATTCATACTTGCAGATAAGCTCTGCTGTGTGCTTATTAGAATTCCGTTTGTTGTTTCTTTTAACTCTTTGACAATTTTCTTTCTCTGTTTCAATGTAGTTTCATTTCCAGTAATCACAAATACAGGTCTACCCGGAAATGCTTTTTTGATTTCCTTTGCATATGCATCTACTACTGAAATATGACGCACACCAATAGCAACTCTTTCATCAGAAAATTCGTCTAAAAGCGATAATACAGTTTTGAATTTTTCCGGCATTATCGACTGATTGTACTCTCTCAACGTCTGAGGTGCAGCGCAAATCTTCAAAAGTGCAAGCAACTGATTCAAAATTTTCAACATTGCATCTTTCCGGCTATTCCCAGTTTTCGCAAACAGATATTCCATTTTATAGAACTCATCCAATGCAACCTCATACAGATGCTTCTCTTCTCCTCCCATTTTACAAGCAATCTGTATAATCTCATAAAGCTGTTTGCCAGTAATTTCTTCAAATGTACGTGTGATAATCGTCTTATCAATCATCTGTTTCAAAATGTCTGCATTAAGAATATCTTGTGTGAACTGAGATACGCCAAATACAGTGATTTTCTCTGGAATATGACTCGCTGCAAATAACTTACTACCCTTACGATATGCTGGATATGGCTGTAAATAATATTCATTTCTCCGGTCTTCCAGTTCTCCATCTTTGTTGCGTTCCATAATATACTCACATTCAGACAGCATATTGATAGAATTGTTGTACAATAATTCAAACTGAGGATAAATTTCAGTGATATTATTCCTTGTGCTTGTACCCGTCATCAGTGTTTTATACCTCAACCGGCGAAAAGCATTTAATACGGCTTTTGTCCGTTTACTGTCCTGATTACTCATATTATCCGATTCATCAAAAATCAAAACGGCTTTCTGACAAATTGATTTTACATATCGCTTGATGGATTTATGATATTTACACATCATATTTAAAGTGATAATTACAAACTGACCTTCTTTGATATTTTGAATATCTGTAAGGTTTTCAATCATAACAAAATCAATACCGTACTGAGCCAACACATCCTGCCAATTGTTCTTGATTGAGATTGCCGTACTCACAATAAATACATTTTTCACATAATCGTGCTGCAAACGATATTTACCTATTGCAATTCCGGCGAATGTTTTACCGCTTCCCTGTTCCCACTGTATGAAGCTATATGGTTTCTGAATAAACAGATTCAGATCCGCTTTCTGAGCATTATTCAGCTTTATAGTTCTTTCATCATCCGTCAATGCGAACTCATCAAGCCACTTTGCTATTTTTTTGTTTGGTTGCATTTCAGAAAATGGCATATTCTGGATATCATACATCTTTCGCTTTTTATTCACGATCTTATCAATCCATTTTGACTGAAAATGCCCCATTGAAAAGCCTTGCAACACAACATCATTTATAGATGTAAAATCGCCATTATACTCAAATGTATAATTGTTTTTAATAATTCTACCAGTTCTATCAAGTTTTGGATTCTGTGAACATAACGCCATTTTTAAATGCTTAATAACATCTTTCGGCTTGATTTTAAGTTGTTCCCATTCGTCCCATTTGATATGATCCGGTTTTTGCTGTGTCTTATATCTATTGACATATTCACAACATTCTGCATACTGGCTGCATGTTTTCGGATTTCGTTTGATATCATACAGAAGTTTCTCAACCTTAAAGCTCCACACTTCATCGTCTTTACTATTTCTTACGGTTTCCAGAAAAATCTTGTTTTTAATCTGTTCTCTTTCTTCTGTAATAGGCTTTAAATACTGCTCCCATACTTCATCGGAAGTAATGCTGGAAAGTATCTCTGTACTATATGGAACTTCTTTCGTATATTCAGATTTTTTCTGAAAGAACACTATTTTGGTCTTGTAGTTCTCAACGCCCAAATGCTTAAAAGTATTCTTGTCAAGCTCTACTTGGCAGATAAAATTAAAATGCTCATTCATTCCGTCAATCATGCCACCATCAGAGAAACTATTAGCACAAAACGACATAGGCACGATAATAGCCATAATTCCAGCTGGTTTTAACAGTTCCGCAGCTTTCAGACAATAATAATATTCTGACAAATAGCTGCTATCATCTTTTCTCCACCTCAGATTATACGGTGGATTTCCCAGAATATAATCAAAAGTAATTTTCGGCTCATAAAAACGAATATCTGTATTTTCCAGCTTTGCATCTGGATAAAGGTATTTTGCCACTCTGTACGGCTTCCCGTCCAATTCGCAACCGTAAAAATTCGATTCAACCGGCGCACAACTAATAAATGAACCATGTCCACAAGTAAGATCTGCTATCAAATCAGTATTTGAAATATGTAAGCAATTATAAATCCATTCAACCAGCTTATAAGGCGTAAAGAACTGTCCTTGCTCAATATCTGCTTTCGCTCTCTGATAATCATAGTAACTATCATAGTTGTTGAACTCTAAACCATGAAGCCCACCTAATCCAGTATATGCATTGAAAATATCATCTTTTGAAATACCTGTTTCTACTTCTGGCAAATCATTATTTACAATATATTCAATTTTTGTATTGATATCTTCCCTCATTTCCTGTGGGATTACTTCATTTGTACATTTATATTTCATGACTTGTATATCTCCATTCAATTACATTTATTATCGTGCATATAATTCCTCCTAAATAAGTGTATAACCACACCATTCTCTTGCGAATTTACGGCAAAATTCTGCATCTGTAAAAATAACATCAATCCTTCCATTTTTGAAGAGTTTGACATGCTTGACTCCGACCTCTGGTGCTGAAAATCCATTCTGGAAATCATCCTCTTCAAGTCTTATAGAATAAGAGCTATATAGATGATCCAGTGAATAAACTTGTGTTTTTTCTCCATATGTATTAAATGCCAACGCATCAATAAAAGCACATAACCATTCTGTACCACCGAAATTGTAATAATCAAAATATTTTTCTTTACTACAATAACCACCTGTATATGTGAATTTATTACCTTTTACTTTAATTTCCCATGTATCACGATAGCCGTTGTAACATTTTTCTTTCAATTTATCTTTTATTTCTTTGATAGCCTTTTCTTCAAAACTCATACCGCCTAACTGGTCAAAAATCTTGTCAAGCACTGCATGGTAGTCAATGAAATCAATAACAAGCTCTTTGATAGGTTCTGAGTCAGTGTATCTGTAATATTCTCTATCCAGATCATATCTATCAAAATTGTTTTCAAGTTGCACATTATACTTATTTGAAAAGTAACTGAAAATACCGCTTATATAACTATTTTGAACATCAGAAAGCGATTTTGGGACACCAAAATTCCCGACTAAAAAAGAAGAATACTTGTAATTTTTGCGGTCTTCTTCTGAATATGATTCATTTTCTGTCTTATAGATATCATAAACAGACTTGTAAACTGCAATCGCTCGTTTATATAATTCCTCTCTGTGAGTCAACCATGCTTGATCTTCCTTGCTGATTCTATCAGATTTCTTAATTTGAAAGTTTCCGAATTTATCTGTAATTCCCATTTTGTAACTCTCCTTTATGCTTTTAATTTTTAACCTGTACGATGTATTTTTTCTCTTTAAAATACAGGCTTGTATGTATTGATAATAGGTTTCAATCCTTGTTCCGCAAAGTATTCAAGTATAGCATCATACTGCTTTCTATCAAATGATGCCCATTTAGATTTTTGTGTAATACAATGTTCTTTGTATGATATATCAAACAGAACTGTATCAGGAAGGTCATACCATCCATTGTAGATGATAACATCTCCATAAAACCACTTATAATAAAGACCTTTCTTTCTATGCGGCTTGAATGTCATTTTCACAGAATTATCATACTGTGCGTATTGCCCGATTTCGTAACTATGAAATGTTACTTTTGATACCGACATCATACCAAAGTCGCTATACTTTATGATTGTGATTCTCTGTCCTGCCTCAAGGTTTGTATTTTTGAATTGTTCCGCTATGCTGTCAACTTCTGTAAGAACCTTATACATAACCGTTTTAAGTTCGGGAATTGTAATTGCTCTGACAATGCCGGCATTCAACTTGAATTTATTTGCATAAATCCATTCTTTCATACAAGCCTTATATAAATCAAAATCTTCATCCTGCCATGTCTTTTTGATTTCATTTTGGCTGATAATCTCGGTGCTGACATCTTCAATAGTTTCTGCAAGTTCAATATTATGCTGATGTTCTTCTTCACTAATACCATAATCTGAATGGTAAGTGTCAACCTTTTGGCTCTGCTCATCGTAAACATATACATATCTTGCATAATTGTAACCCTGTGGATCAACGATAAGTTTCAGTTCACCATCACAATATATAGCAACGCAATCAATATTGTACCACTCGACAGTTTCCCGTTCTTCTTCGGTCATCATATCGTAGTCTATTGATGATTGGATTCTACGGTCATCTGTACGGCTTCCGCCCATTCCATCAAAGAATGAATAATCGCTCATCAACTGTTTTTCAAAAAGCGCATAGACTTCTGTGGTAAAATGTACTTCTCTGGAAACCTGACAAGTTTCTCTACACTGTTTTTCATCATAATTTTCAGTGTGGTCAAGGTTGTCATCTTTGTTAGCCTTTAGAATGGCATTCAAAATAGTATAATCAACCGTTTTAATCTCTGCGTTCTTTTCAATTCTGTGAATTTTCTTCTGTCGTTCTGCTTCTGCTTTTTTATACTCCGCCTGCCTGATTTTATATTCTTCAACACCTTTTTTAATTCGTTCTTCTTCCTGCTTCTTTTGTTCGACATCAAACTCTGATTTTTTTACAAGAAAATCTGTTTCAAGCTCTGTTTCGTTCGGCTTACATTCACGCTGCTTATAGTTGTAACTTACTTTATAAGCACCGTAAAAATTGACATCAAAATAATCTGTCATTAAATCGCTGTTGTTGTAATTCCAGCTCTGTGCATATGTATAAGCATAATTAATAATAGCCTTCAAAGCCTCTGAATTCCGTGAAAATGGGCTTTCAAGCAATTCAACACGAATACTGTTATAATCACTCGTAACTGACCATTTGCACATTGAAAACCTATTCCGTAAATGTTTACGAATATTGGCAGCAATTTCTTTTGTATTCGTTATGCGGGTTTTACCGTAATTATCTTCAATTCCTTCTGTGCGTGTTAAAGACCATAAGTCAATGTTAGTTTCTGTTTTTGGCTTATACTCAAAACTGCCTTCCGATTCTGAAATTTGATTAGCAAGAGCAACCGTTTCATCGTTTTGTTTTGCGTACCACATCCGCTGTTTTCCACTCCAACGAAATCCCGCTTCTTTAATGGCAGTAATAACATCTGTATTCGGTTTAGTGTCAAAGCGTAATTCAATGCCGTTCTTCTCTGTATTTAATGTAATGTTTAACATAATGTTACCTCCTTAACATTCTGTTTTATTCCTGAGAATGCTACACAATTTTTAATTATTCAAATTTAGCACCACTGAAATACCATCCGGGATGACGCTTCAAAAGGTTTTTTAATTCATTGTCACTATAACCAACGCACCATGCTACAATACGACCGTTTTCGTCTCTGATACATTGTTCTATACCATTTTTGGTGGCATAATCTGCCCATGTCATAATATTTTCCTCCTTAATATCAATGAAATATTAGTTTTATTTACTGCTTTACAAAGTAAAAAGGAATACCAGACTGGTATGGATATAAAGTAAATGAATTATCACCCCATAGCCTCAAAGCGTGACCTCCACCTTGTTTTTTGATAACTGCACGATATTTTCTATTTTTTATATTTTGCTGTTCCTCATAACCCATATGGTCAAAATCTGTTTTGAATAGCATATCA